TTAAGCCAGATGCTCCAGCAGGTGCCGCAAAACCAGAGAAAAGAGGTAAAGTTAAAGCAACTGCCGCTAATACAAGAGATTATGATAAAACATTAGCATTACAAAAACAATTAATTAGCCGTGGTGCTAAAATTAAAGCAGACGGCATTATGGGTCCAAATACTCAACGGGCACTAGATGCTGAGATTGCGAGACGCGACAACGCTGATGCAAAATCTAAACCTATTCCACTAAGAACGCAAAGCGAACCATCACAAGAGGCGCCTGCTATTACTGTGCCTAATATTCCAGGAAGCCAAAGCGGTGACAACACACCGCCGGCAAAGAAACCTACTGGCACAATGGCTAGAAGTCGACGCCGTGCTCAAGACCGGGTTAAGAAGCAAGGCGCAGGCAAGCCAGAAGATAGTCGTAGTTGGTGGGAGAAAAATGCACCAAATTGGTTAGGTGGAGAACCTGATCCTGTTGCAAAATCTAAACCTATTCCACAAAGAACGCAAAGCGAACCATCACAAGAGGCGCCTGCTATTACTGTGCCTAATATTCCAGGCGCAGTACCCGCGCCGAGCCTTCCGGACATTGATCTACCTGTACTAGGTACAACGCCAAAGAAAAAGAATAAGCCAATTCCTAAGATAAGTCAGAATTTTACTAATATTCCACAAACGCAAATGGCAGGTAAAGAGTTTACTAAACCTAAACTTGAAACACGTGATGGTATGCGAAGTTTACAAGACAAACTAAACGAGATTGCAGAGAGAGATTAATATGAATGAAGACATCTATAATGCGCTAAAGGTAATTGATAAAGTTACTAAGGAGCCTGTAAAAGAAGGCCATTTAGGCGATATGGCCCAACGTGTTGAACTTGATCATGAAGTACAGATGGCAAGAGCGCAACTTTATAAGATTGCAAAATATGCTATTAAGATGCACGAAATGCTAAAAGGCGTAAGTGAAGTGCAAGGACTGGAAGGTTGGGTTAGTGCAAAGATTACAAAAGCCTCAACATATATGAGTGATGTAGGACATTACTTAGAATATGAAATGAGCCCTGCTAATATTGCTAATGAAAGCAAACAAGAAATAGACGAAGCCTCTGATTGGGCCGCAAGTGCGTCAACAGCAGGCGACGGCGGAAGTGTTAATACTCGTTTACAAGACTACCGGAATAAAGCAGAAGAGCGGCGCCAGAGGTTATTAAGAATAGGTGTTGGTGATACATCGGATCCGGATTTTGACTCGACCGGGAGCGTTATGAGTAGAGAAGAAGAACTTGCGTACAATAAATTGACTCAAAAAGAAAAATGGGCCGCGCAAGATGCATATGCAAAGAAGATGGGTTTTAAAGATATGATTGATCTTGACACTCAAGCAAGCGACATGCCTCAAGGTAGTTTGAGAATAAATCCAGATTATGAAGACGAACTGATGCGACAAGGCGCTATAGATACTTCACGTATTACCCAACGTGGTGAATTTGATTATAATAATCCCGGTCAGGAGTTTGATGCTGATACGGCTGAAAGACTATTGAAGTCAAAGAAGTTTGCTGATCCTAATATTACAGATCCAGCAAAAATGACACAAGCAGGATTGCAGGCATATCATACTATTGACGAGCCTGGTAACCCTAATATGTCACTAGCAGATAAAATTGCGGCACAGACTTCATACGTTGATATGGAAGGAAATCCAGTCAATTCTCCAGTTGGTCAAGGTGATGAGGCTAGTCCGGAAGATATGGCCGCGGCAGAAAGAGAATTTAATAAAGAGTCAATGGAAATAAAGCAAGGAACAACAGCAGACTTGCTACAGAAAGTAGATGAGCATGATAACGGAACTGCCCATGCACACCCTCATAAAGGATATACTAAAGCACAAAGAGGTTCTATGCGTGATCTAATTAATAGAGTAACAAACGAACCAAAAGAGTATGATCCAGGATTTGAGCGTGATATGACAGGTCCACCAGAAGAAATGGCCCCTGAAACAGATGCCGAAGTCGATGCTGAAATGAATGCAGATCCATATGGTGCTGATTTTACTAGAGGATTAGATTCAGAATTCTCAAAGCGGGTAGCGGATCAAAATAGAAAGAATATGGGCGAATACAACGACCAGAGCAAAGGGACTAGAACCTTTCAAGATTGGAGTAAAAAATAATGAGTGACTTTTTCGAGTTAGTACGTAAAATAAACAATATACAGAATGATGCACCTGCAGACTCAAGTGTAACAAAACAAGTTCCACAAGAGAAAAAAGCAATTATGGAAACTACAAATATCCTTAAAGAGTTTGATCGTATTAGTACAGATAAGCGTATAGTTGCTAATCCAAGGATTGAGGAAGATGATACTAACGAAGACTTGCTTGGTGATTTACACAGCCGGTATGCAAACTTTCTAAATCCAAGTGCAGTTGTAGAGGATGACGAAGAAGAAGATGCAGGTGAAGTTAAAGTAGGTGATTATCAAACACGACACTTTGATATGTGTCCAGGTGCCACGGCACTATATAAAGACATTGAAGGCAAAGGTGTTGATATGGACCTAGCAGAACGTACTGCTAAAATGCAAGATGTTTTATTCTATTTAGAAAAAGACCCAGACAGATCACATGTTGAAGAAGATGCAGTAATGGCACAAGCAGTTGCTGATCAAATTATGGACATGGCAGGCATGATGGGATTAACAAACGAACACCAATATGTTCAAGGACATGTTGATGCAATTAAAGAGAGAACAGACTAATGAGTAAAGATTGCGGAAATCACGAATGTCCTAATCCACTTTGTGATTGTGATCCATGTGTATGCACAGAGAAAGATCCGTGTGTACATTGTGTTAGTGCCCCCGAATAAAAAGGAAAAACAAAATGAGTTATGGTGGTGATTTTTTTAGAAAGTTTAAAGACACATTAGAAGAGATAAGTCAGAAAACTGACATGCATATTATTGTTGAGCATGTGTCTGCTATTGCATTAGACGAAGGTGAAGCAGAAATTGCCGCTGTTGTTGATGCAATACGTAAACTTGGCAGTACAGGCGAAGGCAAACAATGGGCCGCGGCGCAAGGGCTTGACATCTACAGTATGTCAGATAGAGACATAAGGAACAAAATTATTGCACCAATGGGACGAGGTGCCGCTAGTATGTTATCCCAAATACCTCGTGGAAGTGTTGATATGGCACAAGTTAACAAAGGACTTGATGCATTAGATACACCAGTTGTTGGATCGTTTGCTAAAGATCACATTGCTAGTCAAGCACCAAAAGGAAGATTTCGTTCATCCGGAGCGGCAGGAATTAACCCGGCAGATGTTGATGTAGACATTAGTGGGTATGACGTTGACAAAGCAAAAGAAGTAATCGACAATCTTTCTGACAAATTCCCTAAAGCAAGAGAAATGTTTGACCAAGGCCGGTTTAGAGATGCATTATCACAAGTATATCGTAGAATGGCTCAAGGGGACGCAAGCACTCCGCAATGACAACATCACAACAAATTCGTAGAACAATAAAAATGCTCGAAGCAGTTAATGATGACTTTGAGTATGTAAAGAATCGTGACTTTACGCATGTTGTAGATTTTAACGGTTATACATTAGGCAGTTTTGAACACGACTACGGTGATAACGTAAAAATGGATTACGCTATATACAAAAAAGTTGGCGATAAATCCTTTGATTATAACGGAAAAACTTATAATCAAGAAGTCTACAATCAAGTACAAAGTTTAGACATTAGCCCATACATTTCAAACGCAGAAGCAGTTGAAGAATTTAAAAAAGTAGTATCATCTACTAATTAAATCTGCGAACGTATAAAAACCAAATAAATACTAATATTACTAGGGTCGGATCGGAGAACAAATTGTTTAACCTAACAAATCGCCACCTGTTAAAATGGTGGATACAGACAGTTGCAATAGCCTTTGCTAGTGTTTTTGCTTGGGAAATCGGCTGGGTCGAAGCATTATGGTATGCTGACATGACAAAAATTAGTTTTGTTATCCTTTCCTTATTTGCTATCACAACTGCTACAACTGGATTTATAAGTTATAAAGAAGGTAAAACTAAACTAAGCAACTATATATGGTTTGGTAGCGAGGCTATGATTACTTTAGGTATGATTGGAACAGTAGCAGGGTTTCTACTAATGCTTAACAGTGCATTTGCAGATTTAAATGTACAGGATGTGCAAAATATGCAATCCGCTATTGCTGATATGGCTGTTGGAATGAGTACCGCATTGAGTACAACGCTCGTGGGTCTTGTTTGTAGTGTCCTCACTAAGGCACAAATGGTTATATTAGAAAATAGTTGGGATGCTGACGATGCAAAGCAAACTTAAATATAGAACAGGCTGGGGATTCGTTGACTTACTTTTTAATCTATTAGTAGGTTTCACGTTTATGTTCCTTATTGCTTTTCTACTAATCAATCCAGTTGCTAAAAAGAAAGACTTTGATCCAAAGGCAGAATTCCTGCTGATCTTAACATGGGACGACAAAAGCGATAGAGATATCGACATGTGGGTACAAGACAGTTTTAATAATATTGTTAGTTTTAGAGCTAAAGACATGGCACTTATAACATTGGATAGAGACGACTTAGGTATCACAAACGATACTATTACTAACGACCAAGGTCAAATTATTGAACGTAGAGTTAATAGAGAAGTTATTAGTATAAAAACAAAAGATCCTCGTAAATATACTGTAACTGTACATTTATATAATGCTCGAGGCGGCGGTGACCCAGATGATAAACTTTATACAATGGTAGTTAATGAAAAAGTTAAAGTTGAACTTATTAGAGTTAATCCATGGAGTTTACTTTCATCTAAAAAAGTTGAACTTACGATGCAAGGACAAGAAAAACACATATTTGAAGTTAACGTAGTTAACGATGGACAAGTCCAAATAAACGAAACGGGTAAATTAATCGCTAACAACCCAAATCGTCTGAAGAAGGAATGGTAATGTTTGATTGGAGTTTAAGTGTAACACAATTAGTTTGTATTTGGGCATTTGCAGGGCTAGCATGTATGCTTCCGTTATTTGTAAAAGCACCATGGCACAAGTTTGTTATAGTTCCTGTGTTGTTTTTAGCAATTTATATTAGTTTTAATGTTAATGAAAAGTTCGTTGGTCGGCCTTATTATGCAGTCCCAACAGAGAAATTTATATACCAAGGACATAGATTTGAAATTGTTGAAAAACAAAAAGTTATTACACTATGGACTATTATTGATAAAGACGATAGGTTATATAGATTCCCATGGACTAAAGAAAAACAAGAAGCACTTAATAAAGCACGTAAGTTGTCTCGAAAAGGTATTCCTCAAATAGGCCATTTTACTAAAAAGAAAAAACAACCAAAGGCAGAGGACAAGAGTCCAGGCCCACAACGAGACACATCAAATGATATGTCACTAAAGTTTTACACTTTTCCGCACCAAGAAAGATTTCCTAAAGACAAAAAACGCTAAATGAGTGCTTGACAGTGATACTATTATCAAGTATAATAAAGAATAGAATAGGAGATTAATATGAACGGCGATAGAGTGTTCAATCAAGAAGAAAAAGCAAAACTTACAACATTAATCAACGAAGGACTTACTGTAATGTCTGAGGTTGATGCACTAAACGAAGGTCTTACTGATACAGTAAAAGCCATTGCAGAAGAAATGCAGATTAAGCCAGGCGTTCTTAAGAAGGCTGTACGTACAGCATACAAAGCAGACTTTGCTCGTCATAGCGAAGACTTAGCAGAACTTGAGAATATTCTTGCAACTGTCGGCAAAATCAGTTAAAATAACTGTATGAGTTATATTGACGCTTACTTTGACCGCGATCGAGATAGAATACATGTAGTAGAACGTGTAAATGGTCGCAGAGAATATAGAGAATTCCCTGCGAATTTTGTGTTTTACTATCAAGATCCGCGTGGTAAATTTAAAACGATATACGGTGATCCCGTAAGTCGTTTCCAAACCCGTAACAGTAAAGAGTTTCATAAAGAACTAAAAATACACGGAAAAAAAGGTATATGGGAAAGTGATATAAATCCTATATACCGCTGTCTCGCAGAAAATTATCTCAACGTAGATGCACCTAAACTACAAACTGCATTCTTTGATATTGAGGTTGACTTTGATCCTGTAAAGGGGTATTCTACGCCCGCTGATCCATTTAATAAAATTACAGCCATTACAGTTTATTTAGACTGGCTACAACAACTTGTTACATTTGCTATTCCTCCTAAGAGTCTTAGTATTGAATCTGCACGTGATCTTGTAAAAGATTTTGATAACACATTCTTGTTTGAAAGTGAGGCTGAATTACTTGAAACATTCTTAGAATTAATCGACGATGCAGATATCCTCAGTGGATGGAACAGTGAAGGTTATGATATACCTTATACGGTAAACCGTATAGTTAGAGTGCTTAGTAAGGACGACACTCGCAAGTTTTGTTTGTGGGGGCAACATCCCAAAAAGCGCACATTTGAGCGTTTTGGTGCTGAAAATGTTACATTTGATCTAGTTGGCAGACAACACTTAGACTACATGCAACTATATCGTAAGTACACATACGAAGAACGGCATAGTTATAGTCTAGACGCTATTGGTGAGTATGAGTTAAATGAGCGCAAGGTTGCATACGAAGGTACATTAGACCAGTTATATAATCAAGACTTCTACACGTTTATTGATTATAATCGGCAAGACACGTTATTGCTACGAAAGTTAGATGAGAAACTAAAGTTTATTGATCTTGCTAACGAACTAGCCCATGCTAATACAGTGCTACTTCCAACAACAATGGGTGCGGTTGCTGTTACTGAGCAGGCAATTATTAACGAAGCACACGCACAAGGACTTGTTGTACCAAACAGACGCAATAGAGATGGCGAACCAACCTCAGCGGCAGGTGCATATGTTGCTACACCTAAAAAAGGTATGCACGAATGGATTGGTAGTATTGACTTAAACAGTCTGTATCCAAGTGTAATTCGTGCGTTGAATATGGCCCCTGAAACAATTATTGGACAACTTCGTCCTACAATAACAGATCATGCTATTAAGACAAAACTAAGTGCAAAGAAGTCGTTTGCAGAAGCATGGGAAGGCGAGTTTGGTAGTAAAGAATACCAAGCAGTTATGAACGGAGAAAAAGGCACAGAAATTACCATTGACTGGGAAACTGGCGGTGATGATACATTAAGTGCTTATGATGTATGGCGTCTTATATTTGACAGTAACAACCCATGGGTGTTAAGTGCTAACGGAACTATATTTACGCACGAAAAGAAAGGTGTTGTTCCCGGACTGTTAGAGCGTTGGTATGCTGAACGTAAAGTTATGCAGAAAACAATGCGTGAAGCAGAAGGCGAACAACGTGCGTTTTGGGACAAGCGACAACTTGTTAAAAAGATTAACTTGAATAGTTTGTATGGTGCTATTCTTAATCCTGGTTGTAGGTTTTTTGATCATCGTATTGGGCAGAGCACCACACTAACAGGTAGGTGTATTGCAAAACATATGGGTGCAAAAGTTAACGAAGTTATTACTGGTAATTATGACCATATAGGCGACACAATTATATATGGTGATACAGATAGTGTATACTTTAGTGCATGGCCTGCATTAAAAGATGAAGTACAACAAGGTCGTATGGACTGGGGCAAAGAAACTTGCATGAAACTATACGACACAATTAGTGACGAGGTTAATGATACATTTCCGTCCTTTATGGAAAAAGCATTTCATTGTCCTAGATCACATGGTGAAATTATTGCGGCTGGTAGAGAAATTGTTGCAAGTAAAGGCCTATATATTACAAAGAAACGTTATGCGGTTCTAGTATACGACTTAGAAGGTTTTCGTACTGATACAGACGGTAAGCCAGGTAAAGTTAAAGCAATGGGTCTTGATCTAAAACGCAGTGATACACCTCCGATTATGCAAGACTTTATGAGCGAACTATTATTAGATGTTCTAACAGGTGCTGAAGAAAATGATATTGTAGAAAAGATTAAAACATTTAAGCATGAGTTTCATAGCCGTCCCGGGTGGGAAAAAGGTACACCTAAGCGTGTTAACAACTTAACTATGTATGGTGCTAAAGAACAACGTGAGGGCAAAGCAACTATGCCCGGACACGTTAGAGCGGCACTTAATTGGAACCGACTCAAAGAAATGAATAGTGATAATTACAGCCAAGGTATTGTTGATGGAATGAAAACTATTGTTTGTAAACTTAAAGACAATCCATTAGGCTATACAAGTGTTGGATATCCCACAGATGAGTCTCAGTTACCCCAATGGTTTAAAGACTTACCATTTGATGATCAATTAATGGAAGCAACCATTGTAGATAAGAAAATTGATAATCTATTAGGTGTTTTGAAATGGGAGTTAAAAGCAAAAACACAGACCGCTAACACGTTTGATAGTTTATTTTCGTTTGAATAATATGGGTATATAAATACCATAGAGGTAGTGTTATGACAGCATTAACAGATAAGTTTAGCAAATTAGATCACTTTCATAGACAAGCACAGCGCCTTGCTCTTAATCTAACCGATGATATTAAACACAATAAAAACATCGTTAACGAACAGATTGAGGCATTTGGCGATAAAGAAAAACATATTAAAATACTTGATATTATCGCTAACCTTGAAGAAGCACAAGATAACTTTAACAAGTATAGTAAAGAGTTAGAAGACTCTATATATAAAACATTACGTAGGCGCGAAATAAGACTAATACAAGAAAGTTATCAGCGTTACGAGCAGATGAATGAAGATAAAGATTTTCTTCTAGTACGCAATTCATTACTAAATGAAGGATTTGTACATCAAATGCAAAATCAACTTAGTAAGTATGCTGAATGGAAATATCCGGGTGTAGATATAAACCCTCTAGATGGAACATTTACACAAAAAATGTTAGCATGTGATCCTTTGTATTGTATAGCAGAAGATAAACCTATAGCAAAAGCAACTAAAGCAAACTTTACTAAATTTTTTGGTACTAGGCGTTTACGCACGTATAACGAGATAAGAAAATTACCAAAAAAACAATTTGGGGTTGTATGTTCTATTAACCAATTTGAGTATATGCCGTTAGATCCTATTAAAGATATTGTTTCGGATGTAATAAAGTTAATGCGTCCAGGAGGATTTTTCATATTTTCATATAACGACTGCGGCCAAAGAGAAAGTCTAGAAATGTTAAGCAACGACTGGCGTTGCTATGGAACTAAAGGGTTAATGCTTTCACTAGTTGAGAGTGTTGGATTTGAATATGTTGATGACGGATGTATTGCAGGAACACATTCTTGGATTGTTGTAAAAGCACCAGGAGAATTATCTTCTATTAGAACTGGCGTAGGCGGCGTTAGGCTTATGGCAAAAGAAGGTGAGATACTTATGGTCAACAACGTATCTAATGAACAAAAAGCAGAAAATCTTGCTATGTCATTACTACAAGAAGAAAAAGAAAAGAAAGAAAGAGAAAAAGAACTTTCTCTTTTACAGGACGAAATGGCTAAAGTACGTGCTAAAGCCGAAGAACAAAGAATATTGCTCGAACAAGAACAAGAAGATGCTAAACAAAAAGAACAAGAACGCAGAGATGCTATCCAAGCAAAGGGTCAACAACTTATTCATTATAACTTTGAAGATTTAAATGAGAATCTAGCAAAGTTTTTAGAAGAAATAAGACCAAAAGACATGGAAGGTTACTACGGTGATCTTTGGATGAGACATATTGAAAACTATGATCCATTACTAATTCCTGGCAACGTTGGTATAGGCGGACAAGGACTAGCAGACAAGAGTTCTAGCACTATACCTTCATTAATACCAGGCTATAGGAAAAAAATTAAGAATGCTATTAAGAATTATTTTGACACACGTGGCATTTTGTAGTATACTTAACTTAATAACTTCAAACATAAGGATCTATAATGAAAGATTATTTACAAGATATTGTACAGCATACA